GCGGCATTGGAAGCGCATATGTTGTAAGCACTACGGGCAATTTTATTGGTGCGTCGCAGCGTGTTTTGGCTACGGGCGGCGAAACGTTAATGTTAGACGCTTATTGTTATCCGACAGCATATGTTGGTGCTAATAGCGTTTATGTTCAAATATATCAGTATAATGCTACTGGTGGCATAATTGGCACGTATACTATCGCCGCGCCTTCGACATTGAACCAGTGGCATGAGTTAACCGGGACATTTACAACAAATGCCAATACTGTAAATGTACTGGTTAGCATAATTACGTATGATGGCAGCATAGCATATTTTGACGATGTAAAACTAATACCCGTCTCTTATACGGGCAGCGTAGACTATGCCACAGCAGACAGCACGGCTATGGCCGGGTATGATTATACTGCGACTAGTGGCACGTTGAGTTTTGCAGCGGGCGAAACAAGCAAGACTTTTAGCGTACCAATAATTTACGGTAATGCTTATCATGGTGATAGATTTTTTAGTGTTGCTTTATCCAGTCCTGTTAATGGTACTCTTTCGAGTCCATCTACTGCATATGTTGATATTATAGATACTCATTCGCAAGCTCATGCAATACCTGCTGGGGGGTATTTGTATGCATATGTGACCGATTATAATAGTAATATGGTAAGTGTTTTAGATCCGGCGAATAATAATCAAAAAATTACTGATATTAAGGTTAATAGCAATCCTATTAACGCTATTTTAAATCCTACCGGTACTATGTTAGCTATATCGTATAACAAATATAAATATGTTGATATTTATAGTACGATAGATTTTACTCTGATCAAGCAAATATTAATAACTGACAGTACAGGGCCGTATGACGTTAGCATTGCTTTTAATGGCGACGGGACAAAACTATATGTTTCTAATGCTAATGATAATAAAGTCTCTATAATTGATGTTAACAGCGGCACTATTATAACAACCACAACCGCGATTACTAACCCCGAATCTATCATATATTACAAGACTTCTAACTATGTATTTATAGCTGACCGCCTTAACGATGTTGTCTATAAATTAGACCCCAATACCTTGAATATTATTGGTAGTGTTGGTAGTATAGACGGCCCTAGCGATCTTGCCATAGATTATACAAATTCGAGATTATACGCTAGTGGTTATGGCGGCAAGATTTATAGGATGACTTTATCATCTACAAGTGTATTCGCGCTTACCCACACGTATAATTCAGGATATTCGGCACCGCTGGACAAAATAGCGATCAACAACACCGGATATATTTTTGTTAGTCTCCAGGCGTCAGATAAGGTAACGGTACTTAACAGCGCAGGCACTTCAAAGGGAAATTTTTCAATGCCATCCGACAGCGGTCCTTTTGGAATAGCCTACAACGTTTATAATGATTCGTTGTATGTTTGTGGCGCTTTCGATAATACGATGTATATTTTAAATCCTGTAACTGGCGCGATTATCCAAAGCGGATATATCGGTAATGAACCTTATCGCGTAATCATAGGCACCCAAGCAACAAGGGCAGTACAGTTAACACAGTTTAAACTTACTACGCTTGGCTATCTCGGTCTCGATGGTGTCCCGGCAGCAGTATATCTTAATGGAAATCTGTTGTTCACCGGGGTAACTGATGGTAGCGGGGTATTTGCCTGTTATCTTAATCCGACTTCGACTTATCAGGTAGCTTTTAACAGTCCTGCTAATGGTGTTAATGCTTCGTATACGATCACGCCGATAAACTTGTATTATCAGTTTGATCAGCCGTTCCTGGACGTTGTCGGCGGTCAGTTTTCTAATCTTTTAGGTCCGATTGTGACGCCTGACAGTTTTGGTAATCAGAGCCAGGTATACTATCCGCAGAGCGCCGATTATAATCAAGTTAGCAATACCGGGTACATCAACGGCACGTACATCGATTACAGCGGCGCTACTACCGCTTTATCTTTCAAACTGTACGGGAACAATTCGACCTTCGGCGGATCTCCAACACTGATCGAGACACAGACAGCCGGGGCCGGTGGGGACTATAACTTTACTGTACTCGATGCGGGCGGAAATAGCTATTATGTAGAGATCACCGCAACACAGAGCGACGGCAACACGAAAAAGTATTATCCGCAAGGTGTAGGATTCCCCGGACAAATAGTCTTAGCCGAAACAGGAATACCTTTGGTTTATTTGTTTTGGATAGGACTTTGTCCGCCGCTGTTCATCTTTGGGGCTGGGGCTGTCACACGTCGTGGATATTTAGGTCTAGTAGGGACGATATTTGCCGGTTTTATCGGATTTTATTGCGGTTGGTATCGCATATATATCCCCGATCTGCTCTTCGGTTCTGCGTTTGTAGCATGTTTTTTGCTTTCGCTCGGTATGATAATCGTTGAGCACGAAAAATACAAATAAAAATTATAAAAAATACGTCATAAAATACATAAGAGAGTAAACCAAAATGCCGGGGCCTAATCTTCCCCGGCTAATATTCATAAAATCAAACGGGGGCAATGTAAATGTCTAAACTCTATTGCGAAAAACACAGTATTAAATTAATGACGGCTGCCGGTTTTATTTCACTTTATCGGCCACCGTCGCAGCGTAGCAAATTAGGCGCGTATAAAAGTCTTGTCGCTCTATGTGCCGGTATTCCGAGGGCGGAAATTCAAAAATTGATAGATTACCCTGTCGAAAATAACAAAATTATTATCCCGGACGATATATTTATTAGTAAGTTTTTTAAGGAATACTCGCGTCGAACCGGGGTAAATTACGGCATGATCGACAATTCCGAGTTAACAATATCAGGATCAGGAGTGTGCGAATAATGGCGATGGGCGACAGTCCTAGCGGCGTAGTAATCTGGCAGGGACAGGCAATGCCATTATCGCAGTATAACGCTTCTACAGGCCAGAATGTCGGCGGGGTAAACGTTGTAACGGGCGCGCCTTCCGGTACGACTTCGGGCGGATCAGTTGTTACTACTTTTAGGCCGTCGTCTATTGATATTAACGAAGTCAGATCTCGTTATGCCGGCTCATACGGCGGAATAGCTGCTAGCTATGCGACAGAAAGCGATTTGTACATGGCTGCACGGCAATGGTACGGTAACAGTGTAAACGTGACCGGTAGCCTTCCACAGTCGATTGTAGGCGGCGGAAGCGGCAGAGTCGTTGATAATGCCCCAGGGTTCAGCCAGGGCCAGATATCTAACGTCGTGGTCGGCCCTAATAACATCGGAGTCTTCTTTAATAGTCCGGGCGCTGATATTGGCAGCGGCGCGTCTTTTTCAAACCTATCCGCAATGGACCAACAGGCAGTTATAAATTATGCTGCCGCTAATAACATCAACATATATAACCGGTCCGCGTATACACCGGTAAATCCTGTTTTTACTGTTAACGGTCCTGTCGTCGTTATTCCTGATATTGGCGGGGATTCCTTTGAGGCTTCGAGGGCTTATCTATCACAATTTCCGAGCGGAACGCCTGTTAAGCTTGAAAACAGTCCCACGATTGCTTTTGTGTGGCAGGGCGGCATGATTAATAGCGCAGGTCAATACTATACGGGTTACGGTCCGGCTACTCCGGGCAATGTGCCAGGGGGCATTACGGGTACAATTACCGGGGTGGTGCAGGGACCGCCCGATACTTATAGCGGCCCCGTAATGGTCAGCAATGAAGGGTATGGACAGGGTAATATTATGGTCGTACAGCCGACAGCACCGCAACAGATTACGGCAAACCCGTTCGGCGGACTCCCTGGAGCGGTCACGGCTCAACAGATGAGCACCGGACGCGGCGGAACAGCACCGTTATCTAATTACGTGCCTACAAGCGTAACGGCGCACCCGATGGACGCGGTATCTTATGGCGGCGGCGGTGTCGTGCCGTTTATGTCTGCCGGGTTTTCGTTGCCGAAATATACTGATCAGACTATGACGGCATCTATGGCCGGTTGGCAGGGCGTACAAAACTCTGTTAACAAAGTGCCCTCAAACACGTATAATTGGGGCGGATATACTGCCGTTGATGTTATCGGGGCGCGTGGACTCGTAGACTTTGGGCAGGGCGTATCCTCATATTTTGAAACCGTCACTATGAGCGTTGAAAACGTTGTCGGAAGCGTCCCGTTTTTTGGCGGCCCCTTAAAAGCCGGAGTCGGCTTTGTAGGCTCTGGCATCGGCACCGTTGCGGGCGGTATCCCAACGTTGTTTGGCGTGGCAGCTCTCGGCGGCGAAGCACTAGGCGAACAGATACAGCAGCAATATGCGAAGGGCAACAATTTCCCCGTGTTTCGTGGCGCCGTCGATTGGATGACGGGGAATTATAATGTCGTCGTAGGCAATTCCGGGCCGGGCGTCGTCGGGAGCATGGGGATCATGGCCGGGCGTCAGGCAGATAGGATCATGCAAGATCCCTGGAGCGGATTTGGCGAGACTGCCGGTATGCTCGCGCCCGCCGTTATAGCTGGTGGCAAGTTTAGCGCAAAAATGGGCTGGACCGGTGGTCCCGGCAGCGCGGTTATTAGCAGGATAAGCGGGACTGCTGGCGATAGCATGTTAACCGGCGTTATGTCGCGGGGCATGTTCGACGATATTAAAATAAGCGTTAAAGCGGCGTATACAGAGTTTAGGAACCCGGAATACCGGGGCGTTGTAAGTGCCGGTGTTGACACTATCAAGACTGCGGACAATATCGGTTATCGAAACGTCGTAGCGCCCGACTATTCTTTATCGTCTAATATTCCGAAGGACATTTACCCGGTGCTTGATAATGTGCTTAATTCTGTGCCTAACGAGTTGAACCGGGCTTATGGTGGCATTACGCAATCACAATTCAAGTATTTCGAGCCGCGCATTACTAGCGACCTTGATATTCTCGGTAGGAGTGCGCCGGACGTGGCTTTAAGGGCAGTCGAACAGCTTAACTATAGGTTCCCCAGCGAAGCTTACGCGGATGGCACACAGGTATATTTCAGAGGTGCGAAAATCCTTGATATTCACGACGTTGTAAATCCGGGCGAAGGCGGCGGCATGACTTTCAAAGTATTGCCGACGATCAAGACGAGCCAGATCTACAGGGCGGGCGTAGACTATGCGACCGGGATAAGCAGCGAAGATTTGACCTATGGCCTAATGCGAAAATCACAGGCGGTAATCGAGGATACGATCAACCCGGCGAAAAACTACAGATTAGGCAAAGACCTTTACGACTACGTATCATACAGCCGAGAACTATCTATGCAAGATAGTATTCTCGGAGATCGGCTTAACGTGAATGTCGATAAGATGTTAAGACAAAACTTTCCCTATGAGCTGGAATCGGGAGTTGTCACGACGAAAAGCGGGCTTGAAATCTACAAGATGATGCAAGAAAAATACGCTCCCACAAACATCCGGGAAGGCCCGTTAGACGTTTACGTATCAAGTACGCCTAAAAATAGTGGCGTAGTAACAATATTCGATAACGCTGGCGAAGCGGGCATTTTCTCACAATATGACGTATCACCGGGCACGAGCCGATATAGCTCGATGTATGAAAACATATTCGACAACAGCTATACTAATACGCCCAGGTCTTACAACGAACAGTCATATGAAAGCCCCTCGATTTTCGGAAGCTATTTGCCAAGAATAGAAATGCCGAGCTATGGCATATCACCGAATAATAACATATTTGAGCCTTCATATGGTTCGTCTTACGGCCCCTATGATCCGCCTTCGATACCGTCACCGATACCATATAGCCCGCCGTACAGCCCACCTTATAGCCCATCCATCGGGCCGTATGATCCGCCTTCGATACCGTCAGTAATACCATATAGCCCGCCTTATAGCCCGTATGAGCAGCCGTATGATAATTCAAAATATTATGACGGAAACGGAAGCGATAACGGATCATACAAACCAGATAGTATCGACTATGACTTTTTCGGCCAGGCATATGTTAACTTTGATTTCGACGACGGCTATAACTTCATGGGACCGCGCAGACAGACGCGCAAAAAGGGAAAAAGCAAGAAAGGAGGACACAAGAAATGAATTTTAATACATATTCGTGGGGAATGAACAGCAGACAGTACAGACAGGAACAGCAAGCACAGAACCAGAGGCAACAGGCAGAAAGAGCGAACGAGCAGCGCCGGGCTAATGCTGCCAGGGTAAAACAGCAAGCACACAGAGTACAGGCACGCCCGCCAGCTTTCAAATGGACAAGCGGAGTTAGCGGTTTCGAGGTCGGTAATATCCTTAGCAGGGTGAAAAGCTTTTTCTAAGGATACTATTTTTTTTATTTTCGGCATGTGCAATATTATGATTATCAAAATGTTTCGGAAACAAACAAAACGGTGTATACAAACCTAAACAAACATAGTGACCGGTTTGTCTTGGTCCCGGTCGCCTAATAATAATTTGGAGTTGATTGTTTATGGAAGACGGGGAAAACTTTAGACGTTTTGAACGAAAAAAGGCGGATGTTAAAACACTTATTTTAGCTTGCCCTATTCCTGTTACTAAGAGAGAAAAACAATTATATATTAACGCTATGGCTAGGTGTTGCGGTTTAACGTTAAATGAACTTTATATTTTACTTAAAGATACCGCTGTTATAGGTAACATCTCCGACGTGGACCCGGCATTATTGAAAAAGTTTACCGAATTATACCAATACAAGCTGATGAACGACCGACCGCTTAATTGGCGTTTATCTAATTCGACAAAGCCAGTTATAGCCACGTCTAGTCTTTTTTGTTGTTATCGGTGGTCTCTATGGTGACTTGTACCCAATCGCCGGGCTTTAATTTTAAATAGTCCACGATGTTTTTTGGTACTGTGATCCGGTTTTTGTATTTGTTTATTTGAGCTTTGAAACTTTCTTTCATTATTGGTACTTTGTACCATAATTTATTTATAGCTTGCTATCCAATCGCTTATATGGTACAAAGTACCATAAGGAGGTAAATGAAATGGAAGAAAATACCAGAACATTAACAGAGATCAGGTGTCCGTGTTGTGGCATAATGGTCCCGGTGGAAATCATACTACACGCAAGCCCATTAGACAAGTACATCGAGTACATAACCGATCAAAACAGTTACATAGATGAAACCGACGAGAAAAAGACATGGCCCGTGATCCACCTGGAGATGGAAGCCGACACGAAACGACTGATAGAAGATCAGGCGGTAGAAAAATACCATGACAAGCTCGTTAAAATCGGCATGGCCGAACCATTAACCAATTAACTTTAACAAAAACGTCTTTTTCTAATTTTCATAGGGTTTCTATCCTGTGATTATCTACAGGCTTTCAAATTTGACCGTAGAGCGACTTTTAAGGCATGGGTAATAGGAGAAGTACCCACAGACCTACAATTTAAATTTGTATTAAGTAGAATATTCAGTATTTCATCCCTGCGCGCGCGGGCGTGAGGCTGTCAGCCAGGCAGATAAGCTTACCAGTGTAATTTCATCCCTGCGCGCGCGGGCGTGAGTAACGGCACTGTTAAGGTTACAGAGACATCGACATTTCATCCCTGCGCGCGCGGGCGTGAGGAAATCGGCTTGAAGCCGATCATCTAAACTAGAATTTCATCCCTGCGCGCGCGGGCGTGAGGTTTCCATTCGTAGGCTCTGGATTACGGGGGCTATTTCATCCCTGCGCGCGCGGGCGTGAGGGGAATCAAAGGGAACTAATTTCCCCTTGAAAGTAGTCTCCCTGCGCGCGCGGGCGCTAATATGGTAAAAATGTTAGACTCTAATCATCATCGTAATAATGTCCAGGGCAATCTTTGATGTTTGCTCTCCCATCGCATAATGCTTGTATCATTTGTGTCTTGTCATGGTGCCATATGGGTATGCGAGTGCGGCAATTCTGGCACTCATCCGCGATGCCTTCAACTTTCGGCTGTTCCGGTTCGACGGGTTTCTTTTTAGATTTTGATTGTCTTTTCTTTTTGGGCTTCTCTATTTGCTCTTTGTTAGAGTCTAATTCGTCTATTTTGTCCCAAACGATTTTATTATTTTCATAATGGACATTTGAGACAATCCCATCACGTCTAACCATAAATGAGCCGTCAGAGCTTTCAAACTCGATTTTATTATTCTTGTCGGCTTCGATTGCTTCCTTTAATATCATAGTTCTCTTCTTAAGCCTAATATCATCAATTGCACAATATACGAGCCTATATACTGTGTCATCATGCGGGAAAGTCGTATCCATATCAAGAGGATTATCGCACATGCCGGAAGCCATGACGTACATAGCATCTGTTGAAATATCCGCTGCGATCTGGTCAGCATCTATTTTTGCTATAAGTTCTTTTGACCGCTGTTCAGTGTATTTTATAAACTGTTCGCGCTTTTCCGTGTCGGTTAATTCGCGCCCATGTACGAGCGATGCTATGCGGTATTGTTTAAATTCGTCAACCTCTGCCTGGAGCCGTCTGTTTTCTATTGTAAGTCGTTCAACCTCTGCCTGGAGCTGTTGACTAAGCGGAAGTTCCCCGGCTCTTCGACGCTTCATATATTCTTTTTGATATGCTGTCTTATCGAATGACATTAGAGTCTAACCTCATACTATTATGTTAGAGTCTAACTATAAATAGATTGTGAGAGTCTAACGCGCACGGCGCGTTCATTCATTTTTATATTAATAATGAAGACGGCGTCTGCGTCTTAGAAAAGAGTATAAATAGGAAAACTACTTATTTTCACAGTTTTAAAAAGTATCCTGTTTTGATTAATATATTACTTTATTGCATTTTACAAATCAGGGGTGCAAAACGTACCTATGGCATTAAAGGCTTGTTTTATGGCTACGTATGCCGAAAAGCACATAATTAGATACAAACGTGTAAATACTCGTTGTTCAGAATATACCCACTGAACAAGACCGTTTGTACATAATTTTTAAATAGTTATCAGTCGTTATATCAATCATGCCTAAGATCGATAGGACTGACCGGTTCCATAAAACGGCTGACCAGTGGGAAACGTACATTGAAACTAAATTTCAATCTGCATTGAAAAGCAATACTATCACAAAAGACGATTATACGCTTATTCGTGCCTTTATTGAAGCGAAAAAGGGTAAGAACACCGAGTATATGACGCTATATCATATCCTCAATTTTATTGTACTATGGCGTACTTTTATGAAAGTACCTTACCGTAAAGCTATTTTAAATGACTTCTTATCGGCAAAAGTAGATATGGAAAATTCGACTAACAAAACCGGTCAACCGCTTTATTCTAAAACCTATCAGAAAGTTATGGTTGTAACTGTAAAAGGGTTTTTCAGATGGGGCTTAAAAGAATCGAAAATAAAAACGTTAAACAAATGGTCAAAAATTAGCGAAGCGCAAATCAGGGATGAGATTAAACCGGTTAAATGCAAGCTAAAAAGCAAAAAGGCCGACGACATCATGAAAGCCGATGAAATATCAAGGCTTATCGATGCTGCCGACAATTCGCGGGATAGATGCATGATGTCGCTTCAATACGAGTGCGCTTTAAGAGCTGTTGATCTTGGGCGGCTTCGATGGAGCGACATTACACAGATAAGCGAAAGAGAATCTTCAATAGTCGTTAATAGCAAGACAGATTACGAAAGGCACATATCCACTGTACTATTTAACGGATACCTGAATACCTGGAAACGTGACGCTACAAACGCAAGCGATAAGAACGGGTTCGTATTTCTCACGTATGGGACGTGTCAACAGATAACACTTGATGTCGTGCGCGACGTGGTTAAGAACGCTGCAAAGCGGGCGGGCATTACTGACCGGCAAGCGACTCCGCACACGTTGAGACACAGCCGGATCACCTATTGGTTACAGCATGACGTATCTATCGCCAAAATATGCCTTATGGCATGGGGTGTCGAGTATTCGCCGATGATTAAGACGTATGCCCATTTAGGCAACGATGAGACAGCAAAAGAACAGCGCAGGCTTGCAGGCATCAAAGAATCGGAGATCGTGCAGGTTGGCACAATCGAGCTTAAACTATGCCCGGTTTGCGGACTGAACAGCCCGCCCGGGAAAGGCTTTTGCGGCGGGTGCGGTTCACCGCTTACAGAGGCCGCTATAAACGCTCGCGAACAGGCTAAAAACGACGCTATAAACTCTAAAAGCATTACTACGGCAGAAAAGTTTGTTAACGCTCTATTATCGAGCAATATATCAGAGGATAAGCTCTTAGCTCTTATCGAAGGGCTCAAAAAATAGTCCTATGGAATTTTTTTGCCTCTTTTTTAGAAAATAATATCGTACATGGAACTCATTTTTTATTATTTTCTTGATTTTATTCGGCATACAGCGCTTACTACTTAACCGCAAGCTATATATTATAGCAATGACTTGTATAATATGCGAACGTTATACAAACCATTGTATAACCGCTGGAATAGGAGAGAAAAAGAAAAATTGATTGAACAGGTGATTAATATATGATTCTGAACATGACAGCACACGCCCCCGGCGACGTGAATAAGTACCGGCTGACGTGTTCAGATACGCGCACTCGCCGGGTATAAGCGCAAAAATCTTTTCTGCAACTGTCGGCCCTTCACGATAACAGGACCGATAAAGTATGACCTTAAGAGTTTGCCCAGTTTGTAACGGGCAGTTTGACGACGAGACCAAATATAGGACGTGCCAGGCATGCAGGCGGGCGTTTATCGCAGCCGGTCGCAGAGGCGGCACCAACACATTAACACGCCACGGCGTAGAACATTTTACCAAAATCGTAACTGATAGACACAACGGAGCTGGTAACTAATGCAGGCCGGCCCGATCAAAGTTTACTCGCAGGATGTTATTAACTCACTGCCATTAGTTCACCGGATAGCGTTGCACATGGAAGCGCAGGCAGGCCGGTGTAGAATTGTCGATACACAGGGACGCGACGTTGTAAAAGCGGGAGGCGTAAACTAATATGTTTTTAGAAAAAACAAAAAATAGAAATTCGCGCCCCAAGGGGATCTACGAATCTAACGGCACTGCATTGTACGACGCGGGAGTAGATAAGGCTTTCCCGTCGAGCTATCAGATTTACAACGCTTTACCCGAGGATTATTCGACAATATCCGAGAAAACCCTCGCTAACAAAACCGGTAAATCCCTGATCTTCATCGAAGCGACATTAACTAGGCTATTGGAACAGAAAATGGCTTACGTGTATTGCGAGGGCGGGATCACGTTCGCAGCGAGGAGGCGGCATTAGTATGCAGGACTTTTATAGAAATGCTGTCTGCTGTCAGATAAGAATGTCTCGCGGCACAACACGGACCATTATTGCCAAAACCCTCCGCATGAGCCTTAATCGGGTTGATCGTTACGTTGGTTATCTAAAATATTATAAGAAGATTACCGAGGACAAAGACGGGATACTTTATCCAGCGCCAGAAACGCGCCGGACCTGCGGAGGTCGGGCCGTATGACCTCACCAGAACAGATGAACAATGCCGCTGTTAAGACTTTACACAATGGCATTAAACTATTTCCCGTCGAAGGCATCCATAACGGATACTGCACCTGTGGGCGAAAGGTTAACGAGTGCACACAGAAAAGCGGGAAGGTCCAGGCGGGAAAACATCCAATATTAAAACTTGGAAGCTGGACACGTCTTAGCACCAATAACCCGGAGAATTTACTTGCATATCTGTTTGAAGTGCCGGGCCGAAATCTTGCTTTCCATGCTGGAGCTAATAACGCAATTATAACAGACTTCGACGACGAGGAAGGGTGTAAAGCGTTTGAAAAACTATTTGCCGAACATCCCGAATGGTTCGATACTCCAGCAGAGAAAAGCGGCAAAGGCTATCACGTATTGCACCGTCAGACCGTCGAACCAGTAGAGGCTTTTAACACAGTGTACGGCGAGGTTCGCACCGGCGACATGTATTGTGTTACTGCACCGAGCAACCATTACAGCGGGGCAGAATATCGGGCACTCGAAGGCCATGCACTATATGAGAAGCCCCTATTAGAAATGCCGGGCGCATTTCTGGCTTATCTTAACAGTATAAGGAAATCTAAGCCTGTTAACGTCGAACAGACAACGATAAAGCCGATAATTGGGAACAATCACGATAGGATATTTTCAAAGTATGATCTTCCGTCTTGGCTTGTCTCTCAATTGAAAAAAGGAAGTACCGCAAATGATAGAAGCGGGGCATTATTCCATGAAGCTTGTACTTTAATCGCCTATAGCGTGGATGACGCGGATATTTATTACCTGTTGGAATATTCGCCAAACAACAAATTCAACGGAAGACATGACGAACAGAAGCGCATAAACGCCACTATAAACGAGGCTAAATCGTCTGTAGGTAAGAAGAGACAGGATAGGATACAAGAGCGTAAAAGGGCTTTGTCGTCGCTCAAGGGGGCTTTCTAATGGAAGCCTATGCAGTTGTACCCGAGAACATCCTCAAGCAAGGTCGAGATGATGACACGATCCGAAGCATGTACGAAAAAAAGTATAATGAAATATTGCCTGCCGACATGGATATTGAATCCATTATCAAAAACGGTCACATGTCAAAGGATAATCTCATTAGCCTTATCAAAGATGCTAAGACATCGACATTGACAGCTATAAGTAATCTGTTAGCGGGCCGTACTCCTGTCGATCTGGAAGAATATAGCGCGGACGAATTTAAAACATTCAAAAAATATATGGGCGTAAGAAAATGGCTTAACGGATACCTGGAAATCGCCAAAGAAACAGAAAAAAATGGCAACATGGCGGCCAATATGAGTAATGAAAAATTTAAACTCATATTTGCTGTCACGGAAAAGATGGGTAAAGACGTAGATGATGCTGACAGTATTCCTGATGCCGCATACATTAGCGAACTTATGAATCAAGACGAATTTGTTATGGATACTGACAATGAATATTATGTAATTGTCAATGACATAAAGGGTATACGGCGGATTATCAGCATTTACAGCGAGGACTACAAAGCGCAACTATGTAACAGGTTTGAAACTATATTCGGTAAGCCCTCCGGGGAATCCGCTATAAAAAACGCGATACGTGCCAGGAGAGCGAAGATAACAAAGAGAATTAACTTGTTCGTCCGTGTCGCTGGGGAATCGATGTATACGAAAGACGCGAAGGTATACTATGATTTGAAGGATGGCCGGGCGGTCCAAATTGTGCCCGACGAAAAAGGCGATGGCGTCAGCATTGTACCCAGGCCGTTAATCTTTAAAGACTTCGGATGTATGGGCGAACAGATCGAACCGGATCTAACCGCAAAAATTGACGACATCAAAGAATTATACCGGATATTAGATATGCGTGTACTGCCGACCGACGAAATAGAAACGGATAACAAAGGCAGGATATTAACCGACGAAAAGAGCATGGATAAACTGTTTGCTCGTAACGAGTATACGGACCGGGTAAAAAATTTCTTGGTATGCTGGATGCACTATAACCTTATGCCATTCAATACCGATAAGCCCGGTCTCGAGATCGACGGGCCACCGGGCAGCGGCAAAACAAGTCTCGTAAAAAAGATTGTTGGACTTGTTGATCCTTTGAACAGCGAAGATTTAGCAGCTCTCGAAGAAAACCGCGAGAACCTGATACTTTCATTGTCACAGCGTCTTATACCGGCATTTGACAACGTGAGTTATCTTAGCAGGATGCAAAGCGACGTATTTTGCCAGGCGGCAACAGGTATTACTTTTCAGCGACGGGTAAGATTTACAGATAACGATATGGCATTAAACACTATACGCCGGTCGTGTATTCTTAACGGTGTAGGCAACCCGTTATCCATGAATGATGTTGGAGAAAGATACGCTTCGATTAAGCTTAGACCATTAGGAGAAAACGAAGGGAAACCGCTTAACGAGATCTGGAGAGATTACAACGAAAAGAAGTCTTTGATACTTGGGGCTATGTTCAAAATCGTTAGCAGGACGTTGTATACTATCGCCGCCGAAAAGTTGACCACAAAGAAAGATCACCGGATGTTAGACTTTGTTAGAATTTGCCGGGTGGTCAGCGAGACAATAACGAAGAACAGCGCAGACGATTTCGAGAACATATACAACGAATTACAGGACGATCAAAGCTCGGAGATACTTGCCAATGATATTGTGGCTCAACTATTAATAAACCGTTACGAGCATCTTAAACCTGGAGAAAGCACAAAACAGATGAAGCTTACGGACCTAAAAACAGAGCTGATATTTCAGCATCTTGGTGAAATCGGCGCTAATGGAAAGCACATTGCTGATGAAGTTGAACGCGAATTAACTAATCTGTCTCCTAAAACGTTTGGCGATAGGTTAGCTATGAATATTAAAGACCTTCAAAAAATAGGCTATAAGGTGTCGTTGTTAAAGCCCAGGGCTAAAACCGGGCAATATTCGTCCCGTTGGGTATCAATCAAAAAGTTAGACGTTAATTAAACAGACTCTTTTTCTTTTTTTTGTTGTGGGTTTTTTGTGGATGATTCTTTTTTAATTTAGGCATATATTACTATATTTTTCTAATAGTAGTAGTTAATAAAATAATAATAGTTGTGGGTAAGTTGTGGGTAAGTTGTGGGTAATGAAATTAGAAAATACTATTTATATATGCCTAAATTAAAAAAAAAGTTGTGGGTATTGTGGGTTTTATTGTGGTATCGTTCCAAGGGGGTAAATACTATTTTTATTAGAATTAATTAGAATATTTTAAAAATGTTATACCCCTTCTAAAAGTCTTTGATTTTACCCACAAAATCCACAAACCCACAACTTTTAAGGCGAGGCTATTGGATTTATATTAAAAAACACCCACAATTATATTAATAAACTAATTTATTAAATCATAATCGTATACAATAAATTATCTATCTTATATATACTAAAATCTATTTTTATATGTTATAATCAAATAGTGTTAACTCATTTTGTAAACTTTGTAAGTCATTATTAGTAGTGTTAAAGTATAGCACGGTCTAATAGTAGACTATTAGCCTGGAGATCCGGCAGCTCTCAAAATTTTTTCAAATTCGAGAAAGTGAGAAAAATTGATGTGTCTTATCAACATAATTAATCTAAAATGTAGAATAAACCTTTAAATTATATGTTCCCTGGATAAATTGATTTGGATTTTACACTCTGATTGATTATTGCGGACGAAATGCATATTGTTGTTGTCATTGTTATTTTCTATTGTAATTAAAAAAAGCCGTTATTCCTTTCAAAGTAGTTTGTATATGTGTAATCTTGGTTTTTCTTTTCGCCGGATCTCTTTTTCTTATTGTGTATGTGCACGTTGACAACTGTTGCCCGGTTTGTGTCTCTTTCGTTTTTGGTCTTTTTGTTTTTTGGCTTGTGACTTGTCGGGGCCGGTTTGTTGACTCCCTGTATGCCTTCTCTGTATCCGTGCTGATAATTAGCTTTTACGTATTCGCCAGGTCTTTGCAGTACAGCCAGGGCGCGCCCTAGCTCGTAGAATATTGGCACAAGTAATCGATTGCTCGTTATAATATTAAATTTATCTGTTTTGCCCTGCAATCGATTTTCTGTAGCATCTTGGTATCTTTCTATCCTATGGCTTACTCGGTGCATCATATTGCGTCTGGCTGGGTTGATTTGGAAATTACACTTTATTCATTTAAGGGGGCATGTCAGCTTTCGCTCTCTCTCTCTCGCTCTAACACTATTCCTGCTAAATGAAAGAATAATTAAGAAGATAAATATAAAAAGATTAATTAAAATATAGATTCATCAAGTTCAGGGACATACATTCTCTGTATGTCTTCCTTAGTAAAGCTCTTAGGGATAGGCTCTACCTTGCAGGGAGTCATGACAGGCAGGGCGACAGGCGCGCAGACAGGGATAGGCTCTGCCTTGCTAACTAGCAGCTCTCCATTAGTTCGTAACGCTAACCACTCATCAAGCATTAGGTTATCGTCGCTGTTCTCGTATTCTACATATAGGCTATAGTCTAATGTCAACACGTCGAAGTCGAGGGCGCAGGTTCGACAATGTAAACGTCGTTCTCCGGGCCGGTTCTTGTCTACTGCAAAATAAGTATTTAGTCCGTCACATTCTGGGCATTTGCGCGCGTTTTTCCCGTGGTTGTTAATGAAATAGTTTCGTTGATTGATGAAGTCACATATTTTATCGAATCCGCCAGGATACTTTTCACAAAAACGCGTGTATCCTAACTTTTCAAAGCTTGCTAAAAGCTGTCCCTGTTCATCGTTTTCTATCTTCGGCATTTCAAGGTTTTTGAATAATAATACAAAACGTTCGCTCATGGTTTCACCTTTCAATTCTTGCGCGGTTTATTCCAATATCTGTTGCTGCACTTCGGGCAACTGACAGGAGGTTTTGACTGTCTAGGGAACCATTCGTGCCCACAGCGCAGACATCGGCGTTTTTTTATTTTAACCATATGCCTAACTATCTATCGCTAACTATATATACCTACCGAACATATACGGTACTTAGCATATAAATAGAGTGCCGCATATGTGCGGGTTTCGACCTTCCCCGTACATATGCGGCGGATAATATAAAGGTGAAAATCCATGCCCCCGCGATTTACCGAGACCATTAAAATGCTGCCCGTGCTTCTACGTAAGCCGAAATATCAAAAAATGGCGCTAGAATATTCTATCGTAACGACTTTTTCAACCGGTTTGATCTGTATCTGTATCACGGGTTTTCAGCCGGTGAGCCGTCAGCCGGAGCTTTTCGGCAGATGTTTACCGTTTATTTTCCTTGGCGCGGTCCTCTCGCTCATATACTTTGTAATGTTTTTGATGGAAGGCCGGCCGGGCATTGGATTCCTTCGCAGGGGTGAAACGAAATGAAAACAAAATTTTTTGTTATACTCGCAATCGTAGCATTAGCCTTGATAGCAGGCACAGCGAGCGCGACGACTCCGGCAAATTATAGTCTTAGCGCTTCGACGTATGACGTTTATGATAATGCTGGTAGTCTTTCGGTGTCTGTCACGGCGAGTATGACGGCTAATCCTGGTTATGAGGATGGGCTTACCGGTTGGGCGTTGTTTGGTTCAGGGGCTAGTGCTAGTTCCTCTGTTGTACATAGCGGCATTGGAAGCGCATATGTTG